AAGCCAGTCGTCATCGCAGGCATTGCCTGATTGATGCTGTAGTTGTAGCCGAGCAGCGTGCCTGGCTGGCCGGACTTCACGTCGCCCATCGACCAGATATAGTCGCCTTCGCCGTTCTTCAGCTTGCGCAGTGCGGCAAGCGTCAGGTCGTTGAACATGAACCGCACCTTCGGCGACTGGCGGTAGGCCGGGTCAACCGAGTGTACAAGGTCAATCAGTTCGTCGTAGGTGACAGCGGCCGCGGCAGCCGCGGACTTGCCGAGCGTGGACGCGGTAACAACGCCGTTCGGGTCGCCAGTGCCGTCACCAACGGTAAGCTGCGAGTTGGCAATGCGGCCCAGGCGCTCGCCAAGCAGGTCGCCAAGCAGGCTTTCCATGTTGAAAATGGAATCGCGCGCAAGCTCCAGCGAGAACTTAACGAATTCGGTGTCATAACCGAACGAGTCCAGGTTCTTCTGGCCGAAAGTCGCGTCCTCCGAACCGTCGTCGGTTAGCGCGGTGCCTTCGGTGTGCTGGCCGCCGGACTTGGAGGTGTCATCAACGGTCGGGATGCGAATTGCATTGCCGGACGAAGTGTTAATGGTCGTGCAGATGTCGTCATCATACATCGGCCCCCACATCTTCATCGAACGGACGATAAAGCCGGCCAGTTCGGTCGGGACGGTGTAACCGCCCGCGGTGGTCGTGCCAACGGTCTGGACGCGCTTTTCAGCATCCTTGGCAACGGCGCCAGCGCGCAGAATCTTGCGCTCTTCGGCGTCAAGTTCACCGATGTCGGCGCCGCCGGCCAGGAACTTGTAGAACACCTGGCGATATTCCGGCGCCTTGCCTTCATCGGCACCGCGCGCGCTATCGTCGCCGGAAATCGGGCGCTTCTTTTCGCGCTCTTCCTTCGAGCGCTCTTCAAAGCGCTTTTCGATGTCGGAAAGCTTCTGCTCACGTTCAATGAGCTTTTCCAGCTTGTCGAAATCGGCCATGATGGTGTCATGACGGGCTTCCAGTTCGGACGAGCGGGCCTCGTCTGTGTTCGCCTTGATTTCGTTGATGGCTTCGCGGGCCTGCGCAACCAGGCGGCCGCGCTTTTCGTTAAGTTCAGTCAGGGACATGCAAATCTCCATAAAAAAAGCCACGCAAAAGCGTGGCTGTGGGGTTAAAATGGCAGGACTTCAGGTCCGGCCCTCCGCGTGTAGCGGGTGACTACGTGGCGTCCTGCGGGATGCCCCGAATGATTTGTTCGCTTCTGGCCGCGCGCTCGGTAATCCGGCGCTTCGCGGCTTCTGCGTTTTCCTTGCGGCGCTTTTCTTCGGCTTCGCGCGCACCACTTTCAGCGCGCAATGCGTCCAGCGAACGCTTGCCGATATCAACGCCGATGTTGGTGTCGTCGTATGCCGGGAAGGCAACCGCACTAACCTCATGCAGTTCAACGGCCATGATTGTCCGTTTAGGCGGCTCAATCGTGTCGTCCCACATTTCTTTTGTGACGCGGAAGCCAAACGACATTCCGGAAATATCGCCGCGCTCGACAAGCACCCAAAGGTCATTTCCGTTGGTGGTGTTCGGAACGTCGATTTCGACGCGCAACCCGCGTTCGTCTTCCGACAGGCGCAAGGTTCCGGACTTGGTGCGTCCGATAACGCGCCCGCTGTCGTGGTCGACCAGCGCGCGCACATCTTCGTTGACCTGCGATGCGAACGCGCCCGGCGCGATTACCTCGGTCCACCATCCGCCAATGTCGGTTGGGCTATTGAAGACGGACGCATACCCGCCAAGGATTTGACGGCGGCTGCCTTCGTTGTCGAGACGGGAACCAAGGATATTCTGCGCGAGGACGGAACGACAGCAACGCTGCCGACCTATGACGCATGGATTGAAGCCTGGACGCCACGCGACACAATGGACGAGCGCGCCAAGGTCGACCATGTCCCTTACCGGGTTTGGTTTGACGCCGGCTATTTGCATGCGCCAGAAGGGCAGAGGATTCGTCATGATTTCATCGCTGCGCACTTTGCGCGCCTGCATGGCGACTGCGCTATTAGCGTTCTGGCTTATGACCGCTACGTGTTCGACAAGTTCCAAGACGAGCTTGACGAATACGGAGTTTCCATACCGACCGTAATGCATCCGCAGGGCGGCAAGAAGCGCGCAAGGCCGGACGACGCCAAGATTGAATCCGCAAAAGCAGCCGGTGAGCCGGCGCCGCTTGGGTTGTGGATGCCAGGCAGTGTTTCTGCGCTTGAGACTCTTATTCTTGAGAAGCGAATCCGGTTGCGTTCATCGCCTGTTTTGATGGCGGCGCTTTTGGGCGTGGCGATCGAGACTGACCCGCTTATGGGCAATCAGTGGTTTTCTAAAAAGAAGTCAACAGTACGCATTGACCCGGCCGTTGCTTTGGCAATGGCGGTCGGAACGGCTGTAGACGGCGCGCCAAAGGCTTTTGTTCTCACGTCTCCATGGGACGACCCTAATTTTAGCCTGGCGGCTTAACAAGGCGGCACAATGAAACTATTTGGATATGACTTTGGCAACCGTAAAAAAGTTGCCGAAAGTGCCGCCGAATTGCGCGATTCTCCGGAAAATGCGTCTATTCCGGTGAGCGCTGAAAACTTTATGCAGTTTTTTGGCATACAGTCTGCAAACCTGCCTTCGGTGAGCATTGATAGCGCTTTGTCTGTTCCGGCCGTGTGGGCTGCGGTCAGCTTTTTGTCCCGCACGCTTGCCGCTGTGCCGTTGCACGCCTACCGCAACACAAAAGACGGTCCGAAGCGGCTAGGCGGAAAGATTGAATCCGTCATCCATGATTTCCCGAACGACGGGATGGATAGCTTTAAGTTTCGGCAGTATTTCTGGCAGCAGGTTTTTACCGGAGGACGCGGGCTGGCCTATATCGAGCGCACGCCGCAAGGCGTGGATTCGCTATGGCCTATGGACCCGACAAAGACGACGATTCAGCGCAGCGGTATGCGCGTAACCTACCATTTCGAGAACAAAGAATATCAGGCGGCCGACGTAATCGACGTGCCGTTTATGCTGAAGCCGAACGGCCTGCGTCATTACGGCCCGATTGATATGGCGGCAAAGGCAATTCAGCTTGCCATTGCCATGAACGATTATGGCTCGAATTTCTTTGCAAGTGGAGGCGTGCCCCCTTTGGCTCTAACCGGACCTATGGCGGCGGGCGCAGAGGCATTTAATAGGCAAATGGGTGATGTGCAGCGCGCTGTCGACGCTGCAAAGAAAAGCCAAAAGCCAGTCGTCATCGCAGGCATTGCCTGATTGATGCTGTAGTTGTAGCCGAGCAGCGTGCCTGGCTGGCCGGACTTCACGTCGCCCATCGACCAGATATAGTCGCCTTCGCCGTTCTTCA